CGCCTGCTATAACAAAATTAACAAAGGTTATAAGCATTGCTTAATCGTATGTGGAGTAAATGGCTTGAAATGGAATTGGGAATCAGAAATTAAAACTCACAGCAATGAAAAAAGCCTTATACTCGGTACAAGGGTAAACGGTGCATCAGTTAAGGTTGGGGGAAATGTTGAAAAATTAGAGGATTTAAAAAGTCTGAATCTTAAATATAAGAATCATTATTTCCTAATTATAAATGTTGAAGCATTGAGGAATAAAGAAATATCAGATATATTAATTAATCTAATTAATGATGAGCAAATAAACATGATGGTTATAGATGAGATTCACAAATGCAAAAATCCACAAAGTCAGCAAGGTAAAGCAATCTTGAAATTACAGCCTAAAACAAGAATAGCCTTAACAGGTACACCATTAATGAATACACCATTAGATTTGTATATAGTAATGAAATGGCTTGGGTATGAAAATCATAATTTCTGGCAGTTTAAAAATCATTACTGTATGTTTGGTGGGTATGGCGGTTATGAAATTTTAGGTTACAAAAATATGAATGAACTTAAAAACAGATTTGGTCAATTTACTTTAAGGCGTTTAAAATCACAGGTATTAGATTTACCTGAAAAAATAAGAACAACTGAATATGTTGAGATGACAGAACTTCAAAGCCAACTATACAGGGAAATCTTATTTGATATAAAAAATAATATTGATAAGATAAGATTACATCCAGACCCATTATCAATGCTGATAAGATTAAGACAGGCAACAGGGAATCCAAGCATATTGAGCAGTACAATAACAGAAAGCGTAAAGATGGACAGAATGGAGGAACTTGTTGAAGAAGCAATCAGTAGTGGTGAAAAAGTTATAATATTCAGTAATTGGACCAGTATGACCAATCCTGCTTTTGAGAGATTGAAAAAATATAATCCTGCAATAATTACTGGGGAAATAACAGACAGGCAAGAGCAGGAAAAGAAATTCATGACAGATGAAACTTGTAAGGTAATAATAGGTACAACAGGAGCAATGGGAACTGGTTTGACTTTAACAGCTGGGTCAACAATAATATTTTTAGACAGCCCTTGGAATAGAGCGTTAAAAGAACAGGCAGAGGACAGGGCTCATAGAATAGGTACAACTAAAACCGTAAACATTATTACTTTGGTTTGTAAGAATACTATTGATGAAAAAATAGAAGAAATTATATATAAGAAAGGTGCTATGGCAGATATGATGATTGATGGAAAGTCAAAGAAAAAAGATTCAGAAATCCTTAATCTCATATTGCAAGATTAAAAAATGAAAAGATTAATTTATATATTCCTAATAATGTTATTAATCATGCCTTTATCTATTGCTTACACAGCCCCTGAAACAAGGGATTTTAAATCAAGTAATATAAGTACATTACTTTATATTAAAAACGTTGAAAAAACGATTACAGCAGGGTTTGAATGGGATATACTGATAGAAGAATGTATGATTAACAATAAAGAAGCATTAGGAGAGTATTATATTAACTTAAGAAATAAACATATTGAAAAATATCATGATGGATTAAAATACAGTTATGAGGAATTATGGTTATTGTCAAAAATAATTGAAGCTGAAGCAGGTATGAATTGGCTTGATGATTATATCAGAGTGTGCATAGGTGAAGTGGTTTTAAACAGAGTAGAAAGTCCTGAATTTCCTAATACAATTTATGAAGTAATTTATGAGGAAGGGCAATATCATCATGTAAAATATGATATGTTTGATGATGTCATACCAACAGAAAAATCAATTGAAACTGCTCAAAGGCTTTTAAATGGTGATAGATTAATTAATAATAAATCCGTTGTATTTCAGGCTAATTTTCCACAAGGCAGTGGTGTACATGAATCCATATATGATGAGTTATTAGGATATACTTATCTATGTTATTCCAATAATTTAGAAATCTATTTACAAACAGACTAAAAATTTTATATAATAATAAAACACAAGGAGAATTGAAATGAAAAAAGATTTAATGAATCTAAAAAGAAAAACCGAATCTATTGAAACATTGGATGAGGTAAAAGAAGAACCTAAAAATATTGAAAATGCAACAGCGTATGAAAAACTAAAAGAAGTTGTACCAAAGTTTTTTAAGAACAAAAAATCAATGGACAGTTTGAAAAAAATAGTTGATAGTGCAAATACAAAAATCAAACAAATAATGTCTGAAGAGCAATTAGAAAAAATTGATATTGATAATTATTCTGTATCCTGCTCAACCATTGTAAAATCAAACTTTATTGATGAAATGCTTATTGAGAAACTAAAGGAACTTAAAGCAGGTTATCTGATAAAAACAAAAGAATATGTAGATACTGAATTGCTTGAAACAGCGATTTATAATGGTAAAATAAACCCTGAAGATATAATGGATTGCCAAACTACAACAGAAATATTGAGATTAACAGTTAAGGAGAAAAAGTAATGAACCAAGAATTAAAGAATAAATTTATATCAATTTTAAAATCAACAAAAAGAGAAGGCATATTAAATCTTATCGAATATTTGGAAAATGGAGATTTTTTTGTTGCTCCTGCAAGTACCAGATATCATAATTCGTTTGAAGGCGGGTTGTTAAAACACAGCCTTGATGTCTATTTAAATTTATCATATCTATATAAATCCTATTCAAGAAAATATCCTACACTTCCAAAGATAGAAAGCGACAGTTTGAAAATTGTAGGTCTACTTCATGACATATGTAAAGCAGACACTTATGTAGAAGGATTTAGGTGGGGCAAAAATGATAAAAATGAATGGATAAAAATTCCTGAATATAAAAAAGACGCTATACTTCAAATGGGGCATGGTGCTAAGAGTATTTTTATACTTCAAAATTTTATTGGATTAAGCGTGTATGAAGCAACTGCAATATACTGGCATATGGGGGCATATGATATCTCAGCATATTCAACAGTTAATGAATTGGGGTTTAATTATGCTGATAACTTATTAGCCTTCTTGTTAAATCATGCCGATATGTTTACAACCTATATCACAGAAAATGAAAATTATTTTAAGGAGGAATAAATATGATAAATGCTTTTTTTGAATTACTGCGAAGCAATGGCTGTATTGTGGTCAATAAAAATCTATCAAAAAATATAGGTTTGAATGAGGCTATAATATATAGTGAGTTAGTTAGCCGATTTTTATATTTTAAGGAAAAAAATCAATTAACTGATGATGGTTTTTTCTTTAATACAGTTGAGGATTTAGAAGATGGTACTACCTTAAATGACTATATGCAAAGAAAATCAATTAACAATTTAAAGGAATTAGGTTTGATTGAAACATCCTTAAAAAATATACCTCCAAAAAGATATTTTAAAATTATTGAAAATACAGAATTATTAAATTCCTTAATAACTAAAAAATCAAATCAAAAGGCTTTAAGAATTAATTCTTTAAATTTTAAAGAATTAAATGTTAAAAATTTAAAGACAAATAATACTAATGATAATAATACTAAAGAAACTAATATTAGTATAAATACTAATATTAGCAAAAATTCAAAAACAACTAAAAACAACTGTATAGAAAAAACTAAACCATTGATTGATACAAGTATAGATAAAAAGAAAAAGAAAGCAGAAGCAGTTAAAGAAATATTCTATATGACAGAATCCTTTAGCCGTAATGATGATGTAGTAAAAACATTAAAGGATTATCTTAAATTTAGATTAAACAGAGGATTACAGATTAATCAGTGGAAATTGATTTTAGATGATTTAAAAAATTATACTAAAACTGATGATGAAAAAATACAAAAGATTAATAATGCTATTGCAGGTGGATATATGCAGTTTATACCTTCTTGGGAAAAAGATAAAAAAACATATAGTAAGTTTGATAATGCAACAGATTCAAAAGCAGATTCTATAGTAGGCATGAATAAGGAGCAAAAAGATAATTTTATAAATAGATTAAATAAGGATGCTGATGGCAGATTGAAAGGTTATTAATTTATAGTTTTTAAAAATTTTATATATAATATACATAAAACAATAAAGGAGAAAAACAATGAAAGCCACAAACAAAGTTGAAATTGCAGAAATAGTTAAAAGTCTTATTCCTGATAAAAAAGAAAATGCAATAACATCAAGACAGTTAATGCAACTTACAGGATTATCATTCAGGGAATTGAAGCAGGTGATATCTTATTTAAGGATTGATAATAAGATATGTTCAAAGGAAACAAATGGCGGTGGATATTGGATAGCAGAATCAGATGATGATATAAGAGATTTTGTAGCCATGATAAAAAGGCGTAGAGATGGTTATAATGATACGATAGCATTAATGGAGAATCACATAGAAACAATAATTGAAGTATGACAAATTATATTTATAAATTTGATAAGGAAACTTGTTGGTACAAAAACAGTTGCAGTAAATATAATACTTTAGAGTGTGATAGCAACTGTTTAAGGTATATGGAGATACATTATTTAATGTATCAAAGTGAGATTCCATTAATGAGGCAAAATCCTAAAATCTTAGTACCTGTTAAGGAAGATATAAACAATTTTGAATTTTTAAAAAGTATTAAAGACGATATTGTTAATTTTGTTAAAAATGGGGAAAGCCTTTATATTTTCAGTGAGAATTTTGGTAATGGTAAAACTACTTGGGCAATTAAAATAATGCTCAAATACTTTGATGAAATATGGGCAGGCAATGGTTTCAGATGTAGAGGTGTTTTTGTATCAGTTCCAGGATTTCTTACTAAGTTAAAAGAAAACATAAGTAGGAAAAATGAAACATTTGAACAATTAAGAATTAAGATAGCAGAATCAGATTTGGTTATTTGGGACGATATTGGGGCAGTAAAATTGGGGGATTATGACCATACAAATTTATTAGCATATGTGGATAATAGATTAATTAATCAAAAGGCTAATATCTACACAGGAAATTTATCAGATTACAATGGGGCATTATCAATGGCATTAGGTAAGAGATTGGCAAGTAGGGTTTGGAATGAGAGTTCGCAAGTCAGACTTGTAGGACCAGATTGGAGGGGTTTTGATGGTAGCATTACAGATTATTAATAAAATCCTTTCAGATAAAAATATTGAGATATATGCAGATAATAATTTGGATAAAGATTATTTTGTTGGATATGAAAATGAAATTGAGTTTATAACAAATCATCATGCAGAATATAATCAAGTTCCAGATGTGATAAGTTTTGTTGAGAATTTTCCAGACTTTGAAATATTGGAAGTGACTGAATCATCAGAATATCTGATAAAGAAGATAAGAGAAGAATATTTATATTACAAGTCAGTTGGTGTTATACAGGAAGCAGCAACATTATTAAAAACAGATGCAAATTCAGCAGTTGAATACTTAAATAATTCAATCAGAACACTTGAATTAAATATAAATAATAATGGTATTGATATAATTCAAAATGCAGACAGCAGATTAAATTTATATCAGGAAAGACTTAACAGCAAGGAAAAATGGTATATTGGAACAGGATTTTCTGAACTTGATACAATACTTAACGGGTGGACAAAAGGTGAAGAATTTGTTGTGCTGTTTGCAAGAACAGGACAAGGCAAATCGTGGATATTAGCAAAAACATTAACAAATGCATGGCAGACAGGAAACAGAGTTGGATATATAAGTCCAGAGATGAGCCCTGAAAAAATAGGGTATAGAATAGATACATTAATTAATCATTTTTCTAATAGTAATTTAGTATATGGAAGATTAGAGCCTGAATATAATGATTACATACAAGATTTAAAGAAAAATGATAATCCATTTATCGTGGCAACACCGTTAGATTTTAGCAAAAGAATCACAATTTCAAAATTAAGGAGTTTTTGTCAAAAGCATAAGTTAGATATTTTAGGGATAGATGGTATAACTTACATGACAGATGAACGATACAAAAAAGGAGATAACAAGACAATCACATTAACTAATATAAGTGAGGATTTATCATTATTAAGTTTGGAACTTAAAATACCAATAATAGTAGTAGTACAATCAAATAGAGGTGGCGTGAAAAATGATGATGATGCTGGAACTCCAGAACTTGAAAATATAAGGGATTCAGACGGTATAGCACAAAACGCAACCAAAGTTTTATCTATACGACAAACAGGGGCAGGGCTTGAATTTGGCATTAAAAAACACAGAGATGGTGCAATGGGAAATAAGGTGATTTATTATTGGGACATTGACAGAGGAGAATTTAAGTATATTCCATCAACCGATGATGGTGTGAATAAAGAGCATAAAGAAGAAGTTATAAAAACCGTAAAAAAGAGTTATAATGATAAGACAGAGGTGTTTTAATGTTTTATGTAAGGAATATTCCAATAACAGTTCCACCAGTAGATATCATAAATAGATTAAGAGATGATTTACTTAAATTAGGAATAAACAGATTCAGCAGGATAAGAAGTTCTGCTGATAATTTACAGGTTACTTGTCCTATACATAAAGATGGACAGGAAAGAACACCATCATGCGGGATAAGGATAACAGATGCTGAAAGTACTAAAGCAGGAATAGTTCATTGTTTTACTTGCGGATATGTTGCAAGTTTTGAAGAAATGATAAGTACTTGTTTTGGGTATGATGATAAAGGGGTATTTGGGGAAAGATGGCTTATACAGAATTTTGTGATACCTTATGGGGCAGATATTGATTTAGATTTATTATTAGATAAGCCAAAACAGGCTGATAATAAAAACATCATAACACCAATAGAAAATCTTAATTTGTATAATAAAAAACATCCTTATATGTATCAAAGGAAATTAACTGATGCTGTAATTGATGCTTTTAATGTAGGTTTTGATGCTAATTTTGAATTGTCAAACGGTGAAAAAAGCATAACCATACCATGCATTACTTTTCCAGTAAGGGATAAAAAAGGAAATGTTTTGTTTGTAGCAAGAAGGGCAGTTGATAGAAAGTTTTTTCATTATCCATCTAATGTGGATAAACCTGTATACGGATTATATGAACTATCAGATGATGTAACAGAAGTTATAGTTTGCGAATCTATAATCAATGCTTTGACTTGTTATGTTTATGGGAAATCAGCGGTTGCTTTGTTAGGGCTTGGAACAAAAAAACAATATGAACAGTTGGCTAATTTAAAATGTAGGAACTTGATTTTAGGGTTTGATGGTGATACAGCAGGATTAAAAGCAAGGTACAGATTATATGAAGCATTAAAAGGTAGAAAGATAATAACTACATTATCAATACCAGACCATAAGGATATAAATGATTTGACAGAAGAAGAATTTAATAATTTAGAGGAATATTTTGTATAGATTAAAAATATTTAAAAAAAAGGCTT